TTCTCAAGAAGTTTGAAGCAACTGTCAGATGTTGCACGCAGAATGGCATACGAGGTGGATCCGCGACAGTCCACTTCCCAATCTGGCACCAAGAAATAGAAGATATTCTTGTTCTTAAAAACAATAAGGGTACGGAGGATAATCGTGTTCGCAAACTTGATTACAGCATTCAAATCAGCAAACTCTTCTATGAGAGGTTCATTCAAGATGGTGAGATCACGCTTTTCTCCCCACATGATGTACCTGGACTTTATGATTGCTTTGGACTCGCTGGTTTTGATGAGCTCTACTGTGCATATGAAAAGGATTCGTCCATTCCGAAAAAAACTGTTAAAGCACAAGAACTCATTCTCAATCTCCTTAAAGAAAGAGCTGAGACGGGTAGGATCTATATTATGAATATTGATCATTGCAACTCTCATTCTTCATTTAAAGATAAGGTGAATATGTCCAATCTCTGCCAAGAGATTACTCTTCCTACTGATCCAATTCATCATATTGATGATAAGATGGGTGAGATTGCTCTTTGTATTCTTTCAGCTATCAATGTTGGAAAGGTAAAGTCTGATGAAGAACTTGAAGAACTTTGTGATCTTTCTGTTCGTGGTTTGGATGAGTTGATTGACTATCAAAAGTACCCCGTAGAGGCGGCAGAAATCGCCACCAAGGCGCGTCGTTCTCTTGGTATAGGGTTTATTGGTCTTGCACACTATTTGGCAAAACTTGGATTCGATTATGATTCTCAGGAAGCATGGGATGCTGTTCATGGTTTGTCAGAATCTTTCCAGTATTACCTTTTGAAGTCATCAAACCAACTTGCTAAAGAAAAGGGTTATTGTGAATATTTTGGACGCACCAAGTATGCAGATGGCATTCTTCCAATCGACACTTATAAAAAAGATGTAGACGAAATTTCATCCATAAACCTTCAGCATGATTGGGAAAATCTTAGAGCATCTATCTTGGAACACGGTCTCAGGCACTCAACACTGTCCGCACAAATGCCATCGGAGAGCAGTTCCGTTGTGTCAAACGCAACAAATGGAATCGAACCACCTCGCGGATTCTTGTCCGTTAAGAAAAGTAAAAAGGGACCACTCAAACAAATTGTTCCACAATATCATGCTCTTAAGAATAACTATACGCTTCTTTGGGATATGGAGTCCAATCGTGGTTATATTAATGTTGTTGCTGTGATGCAAAAATTCTTTGATCAGGCAATTTCTGGAAACTGGAGTTACAATCCAGAGAACTATGATGACAATGAAGTTCCAGTTTCTGTAATGGCAAATGACTTTTTGACTACATACAAGTACGGGTGGAAAACTTCTTACTATCAAAATACTTATGATATTAAGACTGATGAAGTAGTAGAAGAAAAACCCAATCTTCAAGATTTGCTAAGTGAGTTAAGTACAGTAGAGGAGGGAGAGTGTGAATCCTGTGCAGTTTAAAATTTCTTCAACCGAAGAAACCACCGAAATTAAAGGAATGACCGTTTTTAATACTGAAAAAGTAGATACCAAGAAGCAACCAATGTTTTTTGGTAAACCTCTTGGGATTCAGAGATATGACTCATACAAGTATCCCATCTTTGACAAATTAACTACTCAGCAACTTGGATACTTCTGGAGACCCGAAGAGGTATCTCTCCAAAAAGATCGTGGAGATTATCAAACACTTCGTCCCGAACAAAAGCATATCTATACTTCTAATCTGAAGTATCAGATTATGCTTGACTCTGTTCAGGGTCGTGGTCCTGGTATGGCATTCATTCCTTACTGCTCACTACCTGAATTGGAAGCATGTATGGAAGTATGGGGATTTATGGAAATGATTCATAGTCGTTCATACACTTATATTATTAAAAACATTTATTCAGACCCATCTGAAGTTTTTGATACTATTATTGGCGATGAGCGTATTCTGGAACGCGCTAAGACCGTTACAAAATCATATGATGATTTCATTCAATCAGCCCAAACTTATGGTACATCCAATGCTTGGATGCATAATCTTGAAGGAGTCTCATACGCAAAGGAAACAATCAATGATGTTAAACGAAAACTCTATAGAGCAGTCGCAAATGTTAATATTCTTGAGGGTATTCGCTTCTACGTTAGTTTTGCTTGTAGTTTCGCCTTTGGTGAACTTAAGCTTATGGAGGGATCAGCTAAGATTATCTCTCTCATCGCAAGAGACGAAAATCAACATCTAGCACTTACTCAAAACATTCTGAATAAGTGGAGAGATGGTGATGATCCTGAAATGCAAAAGATTATGAAAGAAGAGGAAGAATGGACTTATAAGATGTTTGATCGTGCTGTTAATGAAGAAAAGCGTTGGGCAGACTATCTGTTCAAAGATGGCAGTATGATTGGACTCAATGATAAACTTCTTCAGCAATATGTAGAGTGGATTGCAAATAGAAGACTTAAAGCAATTGGATTAAAACCCCAATACGATATTTCAGCAAACAACAACCCACTTCCTTGGACACAGCACTGGATTTCTTCTAAAGGTCTCCAGGTTGCTCCCCAGGAAACGGAAGTAGAATCATATGTAGTTGGTGGAATCAAACAAGATGTTACCAAAAATACTTTCTCAGGATTCAAACTATGATGAATGGTGTGAACAGGAAATTCTGAACGCATACAAAGAAGCGGCAGAATGTGATGAGTTTATGTTTGGAGATTATGACTTTTGTAAAGAATGGTTAAATGATATCTGATAGATAGGGGAGGTCACACTCCTCTTTTTTATGCCAAAAAATCAAATAAACAAAGACGAACTTAAAGTTCGTGTTTTAAAATTAAAAGATAAATTACACAAAGATCATATTCGACCAGAAATGGATATGAAAGGACTTGCTCATAAATATCTGAATGAGGTTTTAGATATTATTGATGAGTATAGATATTGACTATGATAATCCTTGGATCTATAATGGGAATCCTTTCACAAGTGAAGATATCGGAGACCATTATGGATTTGTTTATTTGATTGAAAATAAACTAAACGGTAAGAGATATATTGGTAGAAAATACCTTTGGCAATTTAGAACACCAAAAGGTAAAAAACGAAAAGTAAAATCAGAATCTAATTGGAAAGAATACTATGGGTCTTGTCCGGAACTTAAAGAAGACATTGACAAATTGGGCAGAGAAAATTTTAGTCGAACTATCTTATCATTACATAAAACAAAGGGCAAAACAAACTTCGAAGAAACGAGACAGTTATTCGTCAACGGAGTTCTCACAGAATCACTTGACAACGGAACACCCGCCTACTACAATAGCAACATCCTCAACAGGTACTTCCGAAAAGATTATTATGGAAACTCAGATTGAACCAGTTCCTTATGTGAGGAATTGGTCTATTGATCGGATTCGTCACCTTGCAGATCATGGTGGAATGGAGGATCAACTTAATGCTCTTGCAATTGCTTCCGAATTTGATGAGTGGATTAATATCCCAGAAGGAATGCAAGAACTGAATTATCTTTGTTTGGAGGATGATGATTGGACAGATGAGCAAGAAGTTGATGTTCGGTAATCCAACCAATTGACAAAATCTAAATAAAAACTTATAATGTTAATAACCCACCATAAGGTGGGTTTTCTTATAATGAGACTTTGAGTGACATTTAGAGCCGTGGAAAGTGCCCTTTGAGAAAAGGGTGTACCCCCTTTCTATACGGATGTAGAGTTCAATTAATTTTAATGCTTAACTTCTTTACTGTAGCCGTTCCCCTTATGGCAATGGTTACAACCAATACGGCATCACTGCCTTTCTCTAGTTATAAACTGCAAGGTCCGCCTCCCCCAGTGGAAGAAAAACCTTACTCAATTATTAAAGAGTTTGAACCAGAGACGACAGCAATCCGCGAGGTTGCACCAATAAAGCCAAAAGAGAAAAGGCTAATTTGTAAAGGGTGTAATGAATATGAGAATGCTACCTTGGATTTTTTCCAGGATCGTGGTATTAAAGACAGAAACGCCCTTGCTACCATTATGGGCAATATCCGTCAGGAATCAACTTTTATTCCTAACATTTGCGAAGGTGGTAGCAGAACCAGTTGGCATAACTGCGGTCGCGGTTATGGACTGATTCAATGGACATCTGCCGACAGATATTATGGATTGGGTGATTTTGCTA